ATCAATTATGCCTTTCCCTACTACTGGCTCCAACACTGAGCTACAAGCTGTTAATCAGATCCTGGCGTCAGTTGGTCAGGCTCCTGTTACTACGTTGACAACTGAAGAGACTCTTGTAATTAATGAAGTTAGTCGATTCACTGGTTCTATTTCTGGTACTACTCTTACCACTCAAACTGCTAACATTCCTGTTGGTACGTACATTGGTGGTACTGGTGTAGAAAGCGGTACATCTATTGCTACTGCTGGTGTAGAACAAGCCACTACTCCTGTAACCTACCACTACACTGTGAACATCTCACAGACGGTTGCAGAACGCGCTATGACTCAATCTATCGTTACAAGTAGAGTTGAAACACCAACCAACCCGGACGTTGCGATTGCACTCAACACCCTTCGAGAAGTGTCGCGCGAAGTACAGGCTGAAGGCTGGTCCTTTAATAAAGAATACGATTACCCTATAACCCCAGATACTAACGACGAGATTAAGATCCCGAACAATGTCCTTCAAATGGACTTGACTACTACCCGTACTGTTAACTTGAATCGGGATAGTGTTAACCGTGGAGGTAAACTCTATGACCGCATGGCCCACTCCTACAAGTGGACTGATGAAACTGTTTATGTAGACATCCTTTGGGAAATGGATTGGGGTGACATTCCTGAGCCTATCCAAGCGTTCATCGTTGCACGGGCTGCTAGCATTGTGTCTAGCCGTATTATTGGTGACCCTAACCAGTACCAAATGCTTCAACAAAAGGAAGCGTTTGCTCGTGCTATGGCTCTTGAGTATGAAACGAGTCAAGGTGATTACACGTACTTTGGTGCACCTAAAGAAGGGAACTACTATCAGAGCTATCAACCGTTCCATACCTTGCAACGCTAATGCCCGCAGTAACTCAACTCACACCAAACTTTCTAGGTGGTGTATCGAAGCAAAATGATGACAAAAAATTAGAAGGTCAACTTACAGAGTGTGTCAACGGTTATCCTGACCCTACCTTCGGTCTTCTAAAAAGACCAGGACTCACCTTTACCAACACCTTGAAAAAGGCGAACGGTGATGTTTTTACTGAGAGTGAACTAGAAGGTGCTGTTTGGTTTTTTATTGAACGTGATGCAGCTGGTTCATACGTTGGATGTATCAAAGGTAGTAATATCTATGTGTGGACTGCTGCTGATGGTACGTGGTGTACTGTTACTAACAATGCTTCAGGGTACTTATCTGGCACTAACTACCATTTCCGTAGTATCCAAGATACCACGATTATTACAAACCGTAGCAAAATCACTGCTATGGAAACTCCTGGTTCGTTTACAGCTAACTCAGTCGCTACCATTAAACTGATTACTTTGGTTAGTGGTAACGATTATGTTGTCACAATTCAAGGTGAATCCTCTACGTCTACTGCACAGTCCAGCACGACGTTTGATGACATGCTTCTCTACGATAGTGGCAGTATTAACACTAACCACCACATTGTAGATGACATTGTTAAAACGATTACCGACCAACAAGCCGCAGCTAATGCGGACTTTGCTGGTACTTGGTGTATTGAAGGTTACACTAACAGCCTTGTTATTAAAAGGTTCAGTACCGCTACCAATCAAGTTCTAACTAATTACGAACATGCGGACGGTACGTTTACCGATGACGGTATTCCAAGTCCGTTTACCATTGAAGTAAAAGGTGGTATCAGTAATGATGCTATTGAAGTATTTCAAGACAACGTAGTTAACGTTTCTAAACTTCCTGCTGAATCTTTCCACGGTCACAACGTTGAGATCCTTAACAGTGATGGTGGTGAAGATAACTACTACGTTGAATACATCGCCTATAATGGTGAATACGGACGTGGTTATTTCAAGGAGACTGTAGCACGTAATGTGTCTGCTGGGTTTGATGCAACTACCATGCCGCATGAACTGGTTAACACAGGACCTACTGCCTTTACTTTTGACGCTATTGACTGGATTGCAAGAGAGGCCGGCGACAATGATACTAGCCCTATACCTGCTTTTATTGGGGATCCTATTACTTCTACTTTCTATTATAATAACAGATTCGGCATCCTTTCCACGGATAACATTAACTTTAGTGTTGCTAACGATCCCTATAACTTTTTTGTTAAGTCAGCTCTTACACAGATTGACTCGGATCCTATAGACCTGAACGTGGCTAGCGTCCGACCTGTTACTTTGTCTGATGTTCTACCTTCTCCCCAAGGTTTACTTGTCTTTTCAGAACGTCAGCAATTCCAAATATTTACCACTGACGGTAGCACCCTGACTCCTACCTCTACCATTGTTAGGGCTATCTCTAACTATGAGATGAACACTGACATTGCTCCGGCTGACGTCGGTACAACGGCTGTTTTTGTCAGTAATGTGTCTGGGTACAGTAAACTGTTTACCCTGCAGTTGCGTGATGTTGAACAGAATCCTGTTGTTGTAGATATTAGTAAGGTGGTTCTTGAGTGGATCCCTGAGACTATAGATAACCTGACGGTGAGTCCTCAGAACTCAGTGATTATGCTGATTGATAGGGGCACATCTTACCTTTATCTTTATCGTTATTACAACAACGGAGAGAAAGATCTTTTCCAAGCGTGGACCAAGTGGGAACTTCCTGGTACTATTCAAACTGCTAAGATCCTCAATGACTCTGTTATTGTTGTCTCTCAGCATGAGAGCGAGTACACCATTGGTCGTATCACCCTTGATGAGATACCCTCAGGAGACGTTGTAGCGACCGCTAACGGCATTAACGGTAACGCATGTCTGGACATGGCTACACGCCCCGTCTCGCCCAATAATGCTGTAGTAACTTTAACTGTTTTAGATGGTGGAACTGGTTATAGTGACGCATATTCTCTAGCAACAGTAGGTGGTACTGGGACAGGGTTAAATGTTGATATAATTACTGATGGAGGAGTTGTTACCGAAGCTACTGTTCATGAAGGAGCTGCTGGCTCCGGCTATACAGTAGGTGATGTAGTTACTATCACATATGGTGGTTTTGATGCTACTCTAACTGTCAGTAAAATCAATGATGTTGTTTATGACTCCACTAATGATCTAACTAAGATCTACGTTCCGTACACTCCTTTCGCTCAGACTAACGCAATGATGCTTCTTACTGTCCCCACTGCGGATGATGGTACAGATGCAGAGATTGATGCTGATGCTGGTTACTATGCTACGGCATATGAGCGTACAGAAAGTGGTACTAATTACCGATACTTTGAAGTGAAAGGTAACTTTACTGACTATGCTGATGGTATAGTCGTTGGTTATCCTTATGACTTTGAAGCTACTCTACCCCGATTCTATTTCCGTAGGGATCAAAACACTACTGACTTTACCGCTGCTTTGACTGTCTCCAGAGCTAAGTTCTCTGTGGGACGTACAGGTGCGGTGACGTTTAAACTGAAAGCGACTGGTTCTAACGAGTGGCGAAATGTACAACACACTGCAGATGCTGACTACTACTCAGCCGATAGTAATCCTGTC